CGGGTGCAGAAGACTACTCGCTCGTTGGTCTTCGTGCCCTTCCACCCTCGGCTTCTTTGAGCAGCCTTCTTGGTGTGGAGTTTGAAAACCCTTTTTGTGATGTCACTGACATGTCCTGCACGTCTGTGAGCTTCGCCAGGGCCGTTGGTGTTCGTGGTTCTGGTGAGTCCCTCACGCTTGGTCACCTTATGGACATTCTGCAGCGTCCTCTCCTGGATTGGGAAACAGCTTTTGTTCGGCGGAACTTCGGGCATCACGAGTGGGCTGTGGCTGCGGTCCTCATTTTTTTGGAAGCCATTCCAGGGGCTTTGCGCCACTGGGTTTTCTTGAATTCTGGAGTTGTTGAGGTACCGTTGAGGGATTGGGAGTCCGTTTTTTCTGTTTGGTTGGTGTTCATCAAGAGGTGTCCCTACCTCCTTGATTGTGACAACCCACCTGAGGAGGTGTTGCTTCTCCGTAAGCTTCTGAACATAGTGTCTCGTAGTGACGTGGACGCAGACTGGTCTCAGGATTACTTGGTTCAGAATCTGGAACCTCAAGTGCACTACACCCTCACCCCAGATTGGCGTTGCAACCAGAGCGGTTTTGTTCCTGCTCTGGTGCTGTGTCTCCAGGAGCTTCTTCCTCAGGTTGTTGGTAACAACCTTTTGGATGGGGATCTTTCAGATCTATCGGAGTGGTGGAGCAAGCGGGCCATTTGGGCTCCTTCGGGTAGCTCATCCGACAAGTCAGCGGTGGATCACATGTTCAAGGACCACCAGCTGACTTCTGAAGACCGTCCCAATAAGAAGGTGGTGTTTTGTGAGTTACCTGATTCGGCCCCGTTTGATGTTTTGGCTTCTGCTCCGATGAGCGTGGCTCGGGGCAGTACCAAAAATGAGCCAGGTGAGAAAAACAGGGCACTTTGGGCCACCAATGATCAGTGTTTTGTGGTAGCCAGCTATGCCTCTCATAACATCGAAAAGTATGTTAACATTGATGGGATTCGGGCTAAGCAGGCTCCCTCTGATGTATTTGCTTGGGTTCAGCAGTCTTTCACCTGTGCGCTCCCGCAGCG